TAACGCTAATCAAGATCTTGCACATAAATTAATTGAAAAAATATATACATTATAATGCATTGGAGTGAATTTGATAAATATAAAAATGCTTTTAAGTTTATAAAAGAAAATAAACCTGCTCTTATAGTAGAATATGGATCAGGAGGAAGTACAATCCACCTGTACAATTGCTTAAAAGAGTTAGACTACGGTGGTAGACTTATTACTTACGAAGATAGTGAAGAATATCGTAATATAATAGTAGAAAGATACCCTCCTCTTAAAGATGTAGTAAAAGTAGTACCTGTAGAGTATGTAGATAGAAAAAAAGGAAAACTAAAGTATGTTCATAATTACGAAGAAATTAAAGATGTTGGCTTAGTAATAATAGATGGACCTGATTATAGAGTTCATCTTAATGAAGTAGGCAATCCTTCTAACTTAACTACAAATCTAGAAGAAATAAATAATTATTTTAATAAACATGTACCCTTTTTTATAGACGGAAGATCAGGATGTGTAGAGTATTATGAAAAATTAAACTACTCTAATTTTATTAAACAGCATTGGCCAGTAAAATAATCTATATATGAAAATAATTTCAGAACTTTGTCAAAACCATAACGGTAATCTAGAAACTTTAGAGAGTATGATAAAATCAGCAGCTAAAAATAGTGATATTTTAAAAATACAATCTATTAAAGCTGATACTTTTACTAATAGAGAAGAGTACGAAAAATTTAGACCTTTCAAAGGTGAATATGATAGGTTAAAAGGTTTAGAACTATCAAAAGAAGATGAAGAATTTTTTATCTTTAAATGTATGGAATATGGAGTTGATTCTATGACCACTATATTTACCCCAAGACATAGAGACTATTTTAACGAAGTAGGTTATACTAATCTTAAACTTTCAGGATATTCTATACCTGCTTTTGATTATGGTAAAAAGTTAAAAGATTTTAATTTTAAAAAATTATATTTTTCTGCTTCAAGTTTAACCTTAGATGAAATATCTCTTACTATAAAAAACTTAAGAGAATTAAATATAGATTTTTGTTTACTAGGATGCACGTGTGTTTACCCTACTCCTTTAGAAAAAGCTAATTTACAAAATCTACCTTTTTATAAATTCTATTTTAATTTAGATGAAATAGGGTATAGTGATCATTCTAATCCTCATGAAGATAATTTACTAACTACTAAATTAGCTATTTTTCAAGGAATAGATGTAGTTGAAAGACACTTTACTATATTAGATAAAGATAGTACAAGAGACGGTAAAGTTTCAATAAACGCAAATATGTTAGCTGAACTTAAAAGATTTAGTAAATTACATAAGTATGAGCAGTATAATGAGCTTAACCAGTTTGATAAACAGCAAATTTTTAACCATAAGTATTATAGAGGAAGATTTAAATAAAGTATGAAAGTATTATTAACAAATGGAGATAGTTGGACACAAGGAGATTCTCCGTCTCAAGTTAAATATCTAGTATCTGATAAAACTTTAGATTGGTATGATATAATACCTAATTTTGGTTATTCGCATTCTGGTAAACACAGTAAAAAATTGCTTTATAAGTTTTACGGTAGTGATGTTTGGCCTAAAGTTTTAGGTAAAAAGTTAGGAGTAGAGACTTGGAATGCAGGAAGATTAGGAGACGATAATAAAGGTATAGCTTGCAGAACTATTAATAGTGTAGAATATTTAAAATCTTTAGGTAAAAAAGATATTTTTGTTATTATAGGTTGGACTACTGCATTTAGAGCACCAGTTATTAGATGGAATGAAAAAAAAGAACAGTTTACCATGCATAACGTTAGACCTCATACTCAAGGGATAGAAAATTTAGATTTTTACGGAAGAACTGTTGCTGAGTTTACTAATGATTGTCTTAGCCATATTTTATTTCTTCAATATTATTTAGAATATTATAATATTGATTACTTATTTTTTAACGCATTCGATGAAATAACTATTAACCAAACTACACCTCAAAGACATTTAGTTAAATATGAAAATTGGATAGATAATAATGCCAACCCAGGTCATTTTAAAGAGTATATTTTAAAAACTACAGGTTTAAAAGATTGGAATGAAAATAAGTATTTTACTACTTGGCATCCTAGAGATAATGCTCATATTTTATGGGGGGAGTATTTGTATGACTATATAAAAAAGTATAAATGAATAAAGTAGTTAATTTAATTATATTTGATTTAGATGGAGTTTTAGTAGAAGCTAAAAATTTACATTTTCAAGCTTTAAATGAAGCATTATCTGAAGTTAATCCTGGATATAAAATAGACTGGTCTGAGCACCTTAATAAATACGATGGATTAAAAACGTATCAAAAATTAAACTTATTATCAGAAGAAAAAGGTTTACCTAAAGAGATACATAATCAAGTATGGAAAAGGAAACAACATCTTACTTTGGCTAAATTAACTACAATACAGCCTAATGAACATCTTATAGAAACTTTTGTAAACTTATATAATAGCGGTTTTAAATTAGCAGTATGCAGTAATTCAATAAGACGTACCTGCCTTACAGTACTATCTAAACTTGAATTAATCGAGTATCTGGATTTAATTATATCTAACGAAGATGTTAAGAATAGTAAACCTCATCCTGAAATGTACTGGAAAGCAATATCAATGATGAGCTGCTTACCTGAAGAGACATTAATAATAGAAGACTCTCCTTATGGGCTACTAGCAGCAGCTCGATCTAAATCACATATTTTAAGAGTAAAGAATCCTTCTGAAGTTACTTTTACTAATTTAAAGAATAAACTTAATCAAATAGAAATGGGAGAAAAACAAGCAACTCCTGCATGGAGAGACGAAAAATTAAATGTACTGATACCAATGGCTGGTGCAGGTAGTAGATTTGAACAAGCAGGTTATACCTTTCCTAAACCGTTAATAGATGTAAAAGGTAGACCTATGATACAAGTAGTTACTGATAATTTAAATATAAAAGCAAACTATATTTATGTAGTTCAAAAAGAACATAGAGAAAAGTATAACTTAGATACTCTTTTAAATTTAATAACACCAGGCTGTAAGATAGTAGAAACTGAGGGAGTAACGGAAGGAGCAGCTTGTACAGCATTATTAGCTAAAAAATTTATTGATAACAATAATCCTTTATTTTTTGCTAACTCAGATCAATTTGTAGAGTGGGACTCAAACGAATTTTTATATAAGATGAACGAAACTAATGCTGATGGAGGAATAGTTACGTTTAAAGCTACACACCCTAAGTGGTCGTTTGCTAAATTAAATGATAAAGGCTTAGTAACCGAAGTAGCTGAAAAGAATCCTATATCAGATATAGCAACAGTAGGTTATTATTATTGGAAAAAAGGGTCTGATTTTGTTAAGTATGCTGAAGAAATGATAAAAGAAGACATAAGAGTTAATAATGAATTTTATGTATGTCCAGTTTTTAACCAAGCTATAAAAGATAAAAAGGAGATAAGAATATATAATATTAAAAAAATGTGGGGGTTAGGTACTCCTGAAGATTTAAAATACTATATAGAAAATTATAAATGATACTAATATCACATAGAGGAAATATTGACGGACCTAATCCTGAAAATGAAAATAAACCTTCTTATATTATAGATGCTATAAAGCAAGGGTATGATGTAGAGGTAGATTTTTGGTTTATTAAAAACAAGTTCTATTTAGGTCACGATGAACCTCAGTATAGTATACCTATAGAGTTATTAGAATCGTATTTTAAAAAATTATGGATCCATTGTAAAAACGTAGATGCTATAAATAAGCTGTCTGAATTAGATAGAAGTGGGTTTTATTTAAATTACTTTTGGCACGAACAAGATAAAGTAACGTTAACCTCACAAGGTTACCTCTGGGCTTATCCTGGAATAGATTGTTCTAACGGTATTGCAGTAATGCCGGAATTATCTGAAAATAAATTTAAAGAAGCATTAGGAGTTTGTAGCGATTATATTATAAATTATGAATAAAGTAGAATTAAAGAAAGAACATTTATTAGAGATAGAAGAACTTTCTAAAATGAGATTAAGCTTAAAAAACGAACTAGCATCTATTCAAGCTACCGAGATAGAATTACTTAATCAAAAAGACGTGGCACGGGTAAATTATAATAAAGTTAAAGCCTATGAAATTGAATTAGGTAAAAAGTTAACTAATATTTACGGTAACGGACGAATGAATTTAGAAACTAAGGAATTTATTTCAGAATAGTAGTATTTTCACCTTTCTTTTGTATATTTATATATGTGAATAAAGACCATTATATTAAAAATGGTTTCGATTTTCCTTATATATTTATAATAGACGAAATATAAACTTAACCAAACATGGCAGAAACAATTATCTCCCCAGGTGTTTTTCAAAGAGAAAACGATCTCTCTTTTATTAACCCAGCACCAGTTGAAGTAGGAGCGGCAATACTTGGACCTACAGTGAAGGGACCTGTTGAGATTCCTACAGCTGTAACTTCTTATAACCAATACGTAAGATTATTTGGCGAAACATTTGACAATGGAGCCGCTAAAGATGAATACTTAACATCACTTGCTGTAAAAAACTATTTCAGTCAAGGTGGCGATACAGTATTAGTTACAAGAATCGTATCAGCATCAAATACATGGACTCACGCTGCAAATACACACATTTCATCTTCTGATAATGCAAGTGTTCAACCTTTCGAATTAGCAACATTAGGTAAAGGAAAAATTTATAATGCAGGAACAGGATCAGGTGATGCATTAAATCCAAAAGCAAATTATATAAATTCAGATAACTCATTAGTAAGTGGTTCTGAAGATAACCTAAGATGGGAAATTTCTAATAAAAACGAAAAGAAAGGTACATTTACTCTTTCAGTTCGTAGAGGAAATGACAACCATAATAATAAAGTAGTATTAGAAACATTTAATAATCTTTCATTAGATCCAAATAGTGAAAATTATATAGAGAAAGCAATAGGTACTCAAGTACAAGCTATATCAGCTGACGCTACTCAAATTACTACTACAGGAGACTTTGTAAATAGGTCTAACTTTATTAGAGTATCTAAGGTAAATAGCAAAACATTAAATTATTTCTCTACTGACGGAGTAACAGTTCAATCTTCTTCAGCAGGAGTAGGATATAAAAAATTATTACCTATTAATGATTCAGGATCGTTTTATAATGCTAACGGTTTAACAGCTATAGCATCTGCATCATTAAATTTATATCAAAATATTGGTACTGCTACGCAAGGAGTTATTGCTACCGATTATAATAACGTTATTACTTTATTAGGTAACAAAGACGACTTTAAATTTAATATAATATCTACACCAGGATTATTTAAAAATAACCATTCGACTCAAATAGATAATGTTATTTCATTAGCTGAAAGTAGAGGAGATTGTATTGCTGTAGTAGATTTATATCCTCATGGAGCAACAGTAGCACAAGTAACAGGTCAAGCAGATGTATTAAATTCATCTTATGCAGCAGCATACTGGCCATGGTTACAAACTCAATCAGGTACTAGTAAGAACGTATTCGTACCAGCTTCAGTATTTATCCCAGGAGTATATGCATTTACTGATGGAGCAGCAGCACCATGGTTTGCACCTGCAGGATTAGTAAGAGGAGGAATCGTTGGAGTAATTCAAGCAGAAAGAAAACTTTCAAGATCTCAAAGAGATACTTTATATGACGCTAAAGTAAACCCAATAGCTACATTCCCTGGATCAGGTATTGCAGTATTTGGTCAAAAGACTTTACAGACTAAAGCTTCTGCTTTAGATAGAGTAAACGTTAGAAGACTATTAATCGAGTTAAAAGAATTTATTGGAAATCAAGCTCAGAATTTAGTATTCGAACAAAATACTATAGCAACAAGAAATAAATTCTTAGCAGCTGTTAATCCTTATTTAGACTCAGTAGTTCAAAGACAAGGTCTTTTTGCTTTCAGAGTAGTAATGGATGATACTAACAATACTGCAGATGTAGTAGATAGAAATCAATTAGTAGGTCAGATATTTATCCAACCAGCTAAAACGGCAGAATTTATAGTACTAGACTTTACAGTAGAACCAACAGGAGCTACTTTTGGTCAATAATTTTAAAGAATATAGATATTTATAATAAATAAAGAACATGGCAATACTAGACGCAAACGACATAATGTTTAGAGCTTTTGAACCAAAGGTTCAGAATAGATTCGTATTAAACATTGATACTATTCCAGCCTTTATGGTAAAAAATGTGAAAGCTCCAACTTTTACAGATAACGTAGTAAAGCTTGACCATATTAACTCTTATAGAAAAATCAGAGGTAAAAGAGAGTGGGATGATATAACAATGGTATTATATGATCCAATTACACCTTCTGGTGCTCAAGCAGTAATGGAATGGGCTAGACTTTCTTACGAGTCGGTAACTGGTAGAGCTGGTTATTCTGATTTTTACAAAAAAGATTTAACTCTTAATATTTTAGGACCAGTAGGTGATATAATCGGAGAGTGGGTTATCAAAGGAGCATTTTTAACTAATGGAGACTTTGGTCAATACGATTGGGCTACTGATGAAGTAGTTGATTTATCAATTACAGTAGCAATGGATTATTGTATACTAAATTACTAAGATTAATACATACATTTAAATTAACCCAGCTTGTCTGGGTTTTTTTA